ACAGACCGCCGGAGAACGAGCCGCCGAACGTTGAGTCCTGGGTCAGCGTCAGCGTGGTCGCGGTAGACGGAGTCGCATTCCACGCGAGGATAGCGACGCCTGATGCGCCGCGTACCTTGAGCGGGTTTCCAGAGCCCACCGGGACCGCGTTGAAGAGGCGGCCGAGGGCTTCCATTCCTGCCATGTGAAACTTCTTTCTTGGAAGTGGGCGTTACTGCACTTCTGCTAACTCGGAGGGCCGGGGTGTTAATGCCGGCCCCCTACTCCTATAGGTGCGGGAAGTGCGGACGAACGCGGTGGTGCGTGCTGGCGGCCTGGATGACCATCTGGTCACGGCCCTGCTCGTCCTTCTCGGAGCGAGCGACCGAAATGTTCTCGGCCTGCCAGGTGCCATCGGTCGGGACGTGACCGTTGATGTTGTACATCCCGTCCGGCGGCGCGGCAGCACCGGTGGTGGTGCCGACCTCCGACACGGTGGCTACGCCATCCTTGACGTCGACTCGAATCGAGTAGCTCATTGCCACTCCTTTCAACTGGGATCTGCCCCGCCGACAGGGAAGCATCGGCGGGGCAGAACGGTTAACGGCTCTGCAGCTGGACGAACGGGGTCAGCGTGTTCGAGCTGTTGTTGTGCGGGGTGATCGGCGACTGGATCCAGGGCCGACCGTCGAGGCGCTCGATGACGCGGAACGCCGTCTTGTCGTTCTGGAACTTGTAGTGCTCGGACGACATCGACTGCATCATCTGCCGGTCGCCGATGAGGTAGTACCCCAGGTCGACGAAGGAGATGTCGCCGGTCGTGCCCAGCGCCGGGGTCTTCTCGGTGAAGAACACCGGGCGGCCCAGGATGGTGACGGGCGGGGTGGCCGCACCCGGGTTGGTGTAGTTACCCATCCAGACCGGCCCACCGCCCGTGCCGACGGACAGCGCCATCGTCGCGAGCTCAGGGCAGGTGTCAATGGAGCAGATCCACACGGCGCGGCTGAGCGCGGTCGGGAGCATCCGGGCGAACATCTTGATGACGTTCTCCCAGACGATCGTGGTGCTCGCCTGGTTGGACTCCTTGCTCACCTGCACCGAGGCCGGGCAGTTGACGAAGCCCAGCGGCTCGCCGACGCCCGTGCCCGTCATGAAGGCGATGTCCTCGAACCACGCGATCGCACGCGGGAAGATGGTGTCGAAGAACGAGGAGAACGCGGGCGCGTCCGCCAGGAGCTCGTTCGGCACTTCCGCGTAGCCGGTCAGCTTCTTGGCGTCGAGGACGACGCGGCCGAAGCTCGCCTGCGACTCAGTCAGCTGCGCGGCCTCTTCGGTCCAGTAGCAGACGATGCCGCCGAACACCGAGGACACGTTGCTGGTCACGTCGATCATGGGGATCGGGACGCGGAGAGAGTCCATCGGGATTACCTGGGCGCGCGGGCGAACCACGGCGCTCTCCAGGGCAACCTGCAGGATCTCCGAGCGGAGCCGCTCCGGGATCAGAAAGCCACCGTCAGCCGGAACCTCCGAGCCGAACGAGTTCTGCACCTCGAGCAGCTTGGCCCGCTTGGCTCCGAGCGCCTGCCTGTTGCGCAGGGTCTCGTACTTCGGCCAGATGGACTGGAAGTACTCGGCGGAGCTCTCGAAGCTGTTCTCCGGGCCGAGGCCCTGCTCCAGCCGCGCGCCGTAGGACGACTTGTTGTAGACCGCGCCCTTGCCGCCAGAGACCTGCTTGCTATTCGAGCCGCCGAACATGGTCGCGACTTCGCCCGGCATGGCATTGGAGAAGTTCAGCCGCCGGTCGCCAAGCCCGTTCTGGGTGGCGAAGTCGGCCATCGCCATCTGGACCTGGTCCTTGATCTGCCGCTGCAGATCGTTGTCCTTCTCCCAGGTCTTCTTGGCGTACAGCCCGATGAACTCCTTGAACTTGCCCTTCTCGTTCATCATGGCGCGGACCTGGGACGGGTCGCCCAGGAACTCTTCAAGCTGCTCCAGCGTGTCCGGGAGCGCGATGGTGGGAGCCATTCCCATTATTCCTTTCAGCCCCGGAGGGCGCTGACGAACGCGATTGCGTCCGAGTCATTGAACAACTGGGTGGTTGTGGAGTCTGAGGACCCCGAGCTCGACCAGCCCTCCGGAATCTCCGAGGACTTGCCGAGGGCCTTCGCCCGCTTGGTAATGTGCTTGCGGATGGCATCGTGGCTGTTGTTCTTACCCCGGCCAACAGCGTGGATCGCGTTAGACAGGTCCTCCGCATCGTCGATGGGGTAGGAGCCGTCGGGCATTGCCCGGCCGTCCTTTGCCATCGCATCCCGCTCGGCCTGGGTGTACTTGTCCTTGCCGAAGATGAACGACTCGGCGTGGACGCCATTCACGAGCGAGTGGCCCCAGCGGCACATTGCCTTGGGACCCGGAGACCCGTCGGCCCTCACGTAGTCATGGTCGGTGTCCCCGGCCGCCGTGGCGTCGTTGTCGCCATCATGGTCGGGGTCGTAGGCATGGTGGGTGTGGGTATGCTCGGTGGTGTCGTAGTGCTCGCTGCCGGCGTCGTGCGCGTGATCGTGGTGCGCATCACGCCCGTGGCTGTGCGAGTGTGACATATGCTCGTGGCTGTGGTGGGCGTCGCCGTCATGCGTGTGTGAGTGGGCGTGGATTCCATCATCTCCATCACCGAAGCCGAACTCAGCGTGGTTGTGGGAGTGCGTGCCGGTCATCGGTTCGTGGTGGATGTCGAAGTGGCCGTGGTACGGGTGGTGCGCCGCGTTCTCTGGGCTCTCCGCCGTGTCACCCGGCTTCCCCGCACCGCCCACCAGGGCCGCCGCCATCTTGTTCACCTTGGGCGGGAGAGCCAGGTCGTACTTGGCCACAACCGCCTTGGTCGGGATGACGTCGTCAGCCAGCCCCGCGTCCACCGCCTCCTGGCCGGTGAACCAGGACTCCTTGTCCATCAGGGCGAGCCAGTGCTCGGCCGGCTTCCCGGTCCGCGCCGCGTAGATAGTCGCGATGTTCGCGGTATTCCGCTCCAGCTGGTTGGCCATCTCGCGGAGGTCGGTCGCGTCCCCACAGGCCATCGCGAAGGCGTTGTGAATCATCAGCTGGCCGGTCGGGGCGATGTACACATGGTCCCCGGCCATTGCGATCACCGAGGCGATGGACGCCGCAATGCCGTCGATGTAGACATCAACGTCTTCACGGGCGAGGAGCGTGTTGTAGATGGCCACGCCATCGAACACCTCGCCACCACCCGAGTTGAGGTGGAGGTCGATCGGCCCCTCGATGTCAGAGAGGTCCTGGATGAAGTCATGGGCGGTCTTGCCCATGAACCCGATCTCGTCGTATATGTGTACTTGGGAACGGGTGCCGGTGGCCACCGCGTTCTTGATGCTGTACCAGTCCTTCTTGGTGCTAGCCAGAGCTAGCGTTCTGCCCCTGGCTTCACGCCAGGCATCCTTCCCCTTCACACCAGCTCCTTCATCTTGGAGTAATCGCAGATCTCCCGGACCCACGACGCAACGTTGGACTCGAAGTCAAATTCGTCAACATCCTCCGGGTGACCGAGGCGAGGCAGCGCGGACTTAGGAGTAGGCTTCCGTGGGGTCGGTGCATTAGCCCCCGGCCTCGGCAGGTTGGTCGGGCTCGGAACCTCACCCGGATCGGCCCCGCCGCTCATGACCGGACCATCCCAGCGCATGGGCGGGAGTCCGACAACCTCGCAGGCGTCCTCGGGGTCGAATCCGGCGTCCACGAGCAGGGAGAGCGCCTGGGACTTGGCAGTCAGCTCGTCGTTCGCGTCGTTCGCACTGGACGGCCTCGGGTCCTCATAGTCCATCTCCCGCTCTTCGGTTGTGCTACCGAACATCGGGAGGTAGAACTCGTTGGCAATCGTTCGCAGCCGATTAAGGCGCGGAATTTCATGCCATGCGATATGGACCTCTTCGGCCGTCTCGGCGTTGGCGCGGTTGACGTCAGTGCTCTGGCCCAGCATTGCCTGGTGCACTCGGTATGCTTCGCGGATGATGTCTCGTCCAAGAGTACGCAGTTCATAAAACTGCATGTCTTTGACGGTGTAGGTATTGGGAGACCAGGTAGCGCCCTGCTCCAGAACGCCCACTCGGTGGCCTCGAGCCACTCCCTGATGCTGCTCACGCCAGCGCGCAGTGAACTCATTGAACTCTTCATCGGTCAGCCGCTTCTCGAAGGTGACGATGCCGCCGGGCGTCGCCGAGTTAAGGAAGAAGTTGCGGGACCACTGCGCCGAGTACTTGGTGGCGTCGATGTCAGCCAGGAGCGACTGAACCGCGCTCAGTCCTCGGTAGATGTCACCGGGGTTGGGGTACTTGATCTGGATGACTTCGTCAATGCTAAGCGGTACCTGCTCGCCATTCGGCCCGGTGTAGACCCAGCCGGCCAGGAACTTCCTCTTGTCCGGAACGGGCTCCATTCGAGCGGGGCTGACCGGCCACATCTCCAGCGGAATGCCCTTGCCCGTCGGCCCCCGGTTGAGGACCCAGTACCACTCGCCGACCAGCTCCATGTGCTGCCAGCCGATCTCGCGGAAGTGCTCGCCCGTCATGAACGGGTTGGGCCGCTTCCACAGCTTGAGTGCCTGGTGGCGTAGCACCTCCATCCGCTGGTCGCTGCCCTTGTCGGTCCGGGCGTACCGGACACGGCCATCCCGGTCGGTCTTGTACATACGCCAGCCGCCGTACGCCTGGCTCCCGGTCGACAGGAGCTGGACGATTGCGTAGAGGGTACTCTGGCCGTTCATGGCCTGGATCTGAGTCTGGCGATCCTGGACACCAGAGCCATACAGCCCATTGCCCGTACCACTCCAGCGATCTGCGAACGGGATGGGCGTGTTCGCAGCTAGGTTGCGAAACGCTTTACCCAGCTCGCCGATTGCCGAAGTCTTAGGCATTCTTGCTGACCCTCCACTCAATTGCAAGGAAGCTCGCGGCCGAGACGATCAGACCGGTGAAAGTCGAGTGGTCGAACCCGGCCGCGTCCGCGCAGCCCATCGCCGCGAAGAAGTAGCCGTGTTCCCGGATGTGTGCAGCAGCGACAGCGGCTGAGGTCCGGAAGGCCGCACCAACGGACCTCAGCCTGCCGCCCAAGGCGGGGATGCGCTGCGAGGAACCCCACCTTGAGTTCGCGGAGGTAGCCGGGGGCGGCGCGGTCAGGGCTCGGAGTGCCATTACGTCTCACCCTCCAGTACCTTCGTAAGTTTGTCGTGTAGTTCTTTCAGCTCGCCGGAGGAAAGCTGGATCGTAGTGATCCGACCTGGCGCGCCAACGGGAGCCTCGTGCAGGTCGATCGAGTACCCGGCGGAGCCGTCCCGCATCCGTACGCCGAACATCACCTCGATGTGGTCGTACGCCCGAGTGGCCCGCCAGGCCTGGTATCCCATAGCATCGGAGAGCGCCGCGAGCAGGGGGATTGACTGGGCGGCCAGCGGGTGGTTCTTCTTGATCTCTTCCCTGGCCTCGCCGACGTACTCCTGGAATATCTTCTGCATCACATGCCCTCCGGGTCGTGCGGCCGGAAGACGCGGAGGTCCTTGACCTCCGGGAGCGCCAGGACATTGACGCCGGGGATCGCGGTCTTGCAGAACTCGAGGAGCTCGTGGTACTGCGCCTGAGTCAGGGAGAATCCGAACGAGATGATGATGCTGTCGCCCGGCCGGACGATCGCGGCCTTGCCCTTTACTTCGTCCTGGATCGCAAGGCCCAGCTCCTTGACTTGCTCGTCCGTGATGTGCTCTGGTGCGGCCATTACACACTCCCTCTTGTATCGATAATCGCCTGTCGGACGAAGCAGTCCTTCGCCTCGACGAACTTACGGAGTCCAGCGGAAAGCTCCGGACCATCGCCCAGGAGATCGATCAGGCCCTGGGCAAGACCGGCGATCGCGATGACCATCGGCTGGAGATCCGGGCTAAGGTGCTCCCATTCGAACATCCGAGCGAAGTGCTGCGTTGACGGATGACGCCCATCGACTCGGAGAGCCATTAGCCCACGCTCCTGTACAGTGCTCGGACTCCAAAGTCACGCTCGGCGACCACATAACGCATAGCGTCGCAGCCGTGGTCGTTCTCCTTCTGCGGCTCGTCTTGCTCCTTCGATTCCCCGGACTTTACCTTTCGGGCCCAGACGTAGCCCGGGAGCTCGTCCAGTAGGCAGACGGGCTTGCCCGCGTCCTTCAGTTCCGGGTCTTCCTCGACCAGGGTGTCGCGGAGGAAGTAGATCCGCCGCCGGCCGTCACCCGCGTCCCTCAGTCGACGCTGAACCGCCTGGATGCCCTCGCTTACCGCCTTGTGCGCATTGGAGGTACTTAGGCTGGTTTCCCGCTCGAAGACTACACGCCCTTCAGCGTCATGATCGGCCGTGATGACGGTGGGCTTAGGCTCAAGCCAGCGACCATGAGGGGCCACAGCTCGTAGAATGGTTTTTGCGTGTTCATCAACGGTACGTCGGGTGTAATATATCTCGCGGTACAGATATAGACGCCCATCGCCGTCCTCAGCCCACCACTGGCAGGTGAAGGGATTAGTGAAACCAAAGTCCACGGCCCAGTACCGTCGCCAGGAAATAGGAATCCCGGCATGGTCAAGGGCTTCGCCCTTTCGCCATTCCTCCGGAATACCCGAGAGAACATGGTCCGTAGTGAACTCATCATAGATGACCCCTTCTGCAGCCACCCAGTTGCCGAGGCGGAGACGCTGGTACCGAACGCCGGTCAGCCGGTCTAGCTTGTCCAGGTACGAGCGGCCCCGCTCCGTCATCTCGCCGTTCTGGAACAGGATCGGGTTGTTCTCGTGGGTCGACTGCAGCATAGTTGTGAGGCCATTATCGCAGCGCTGCTTCAGCCAGTGCGTCGGGTGGGACGGGTTGCAGTCAGCCAGGAGCTGCTGAAAGCTCACCTGCCAGTTACGGAGCCGGGTCGTAATGCTCTCCCAGTCATTCTCCGTTAGGTCCGTCGCTTCCTGGACGTACACCAGGTCGTACTCCGAGGACATGATCTTCTCGATCTTATCCAAGCCACCAATAACCACTGTAGAGCCGTTGGCGTAGCGGTAGCTCGCCGGTTCCTGGGCGGAGCCACCATAGTAGTGCACAACGCCGGCGTTCAGCGCTTCCGCAACAACAAACTTTCTCCAGGTAACAAGTGCCGTGCTGCTTAGCGAGGTCGCCGTCTTCCGGCAGATCAGGCCGCGCATCCCTGGATTCATCAGGCACATCATGTGGAGCTTCTCTAGGCATGCACGGCTCTTTCCGGTGCCGGCGGGGCCAGCAACCAGTACCTCGGGGTCCCTGCAGGTAAAGATGTCCTTGCAGGCCCCGATCGGCGTGAAACGGTGCTCTACCTTCGGCATAAGGCCATCACACCCGCCTGCCGGCTCATCACACTGGCCACGTAGGCATCGTTGTTCGCCGCGAGCCGCCGGAGCACTTCATCGCGGGTCGGCTTGAGAATGCCTGCTGCATGCATGGCGTGATCGATGGCGTCGGCGAGGGGGCCGGTAATCGGCTCATCGGCGAGGGTGATCGCCGCGTGGGCCGCCGTCGCCGCCCTACGCGCCACGTACGCGGCCGCACAGCGCGGACAGTGAAGCGCTAGCTTCTCGTCGCCCGCCGCGCTCCGGGACCACTCAGCCCAGCATGGCTGGCAGAAGTGGGTGTCGCGCCCCTCGACCTTGCAGAACACATGGATCGTGGCGTCCCGCTTGCATCCGGTCAGGTTCAGGTTGACGCACAGGGTGCTCGCATCGACTTCGGCCATAACGGCTTCACCACCAGCGGAATCTCGTAGCCGCCCGTCAGGCGGTCCCAGCGTTCAAACGCATCCTTGGTCGGTGTGTAAATGCCGAGGTCCATGGCGCTGGACCGAAGATCGTTCAGGACCACGTTCGCGGCGTCCGGGTGCCACTTGACGTTCACAGCGTCACCTTCCGGAAGGCGACGTGCGTGCTGAGCCAGCCGACCAGGGTGGGGATGAGGGTCCACATTGCAGCGCTTACCGGGAGCGGCGTATTCCCGTTGAAGACGTACTGCTGAATGCACCAGATCGCTAGGCCAGTTATCGCGAGGATCGGAGCGGTGCCCTGGCGCGCCTCGTCAGCCGAGTTAGCGACCACGACGTGCCACTTCTCATGCTGGGGCGAGCTAGCCGGGTTCTGTGCAGTAACCTGGGGTTCATTCAACGGAGGGCCTCCCCTATATCGCCCGCGTCGATGACGTAGTGGACGATATTGGGGTCAGCGGCACTGCCGGCCCCGGTACCCGCGCCGCGCGGGCTAAGCTCGTCGGCTACGGCAGCGAGCAGGTCCATCTTGGACTTGATAATTGCTCGGTGTCGCCGGGAACCGAGGTTGGTTCCGTCATTATCGGTTGGCTTGTAGCTGCCCTCGCGCATCTGCCCGAGGACCTCGTTCAGCTCATCAACATCCGCCTGGAGTTCAGCGATGCGGTTCTGCTTTTTCGAGATCCATAGGCCGGCGGCTTCAATCGCAAGCTGTCCTGCGAGCGCCTGCCGAACCTCGGCGATATCCTGAGCGTAATGCTCTTCGAAGGCGTTAATGTCGCCGGTATCGACACCCATCTGCTTAGCGATACTGGCGTTGGACCACTCCCCCATGGCGAGCTGGCGAATCAGCTCAAGCCGGAGACGGCCCCGGTAAAGAGTGCTAACGGGCTGGGCTCCGAGGGATGTTTTGCTGGCCTCGCGCACCTCTTCGGGGGCGTCAGAAGCCGTCCTTACCCTCCGGGGAGCACGTCCTGCCATGAGACAATGATAGGCTACCTGCGGAGCAAAAGCTACTTAAACGCCTAGCTTTCTTGTTCCCGCAGGTAGCCTATAGAATTAGCTTGTGTTTTTGTCTAACTTTGCGATTCTATGCCTTTTGCGGCTCCTAGAAGCGCCCGGATGATGAATCGCAGGACCATAGTATCCTCCGCGCGCCGCCGGAGGACGGCCACTGCCGCGCGGAGCTCGGCCGCATCGTCCTGAGCGATCCAGGCAGACGCGGTTACCGGGCTCCCTATACCGACGCTCATCATACCTCCCGGACCTCGGTAATGTTGTGCTGCTCCATTACAGCCCTCGCCCACTCCCAGCCGTGGGGGCTCGCGAATCCCGAGGGGTACCCGACAATGACATGGATCTCAGCATCGCGGTATCCCCGCTCTAGATGACGGACATTGTGGATATAGCGCCAGTCATCCCTGTTCTCGCCCTGGTCCATCAGCCAGGCCTGGAACCATCGGAGACTTGGCGCAGTTCCGAGCTTCTTCACATCCACCCCCGTAGATGGTGAGACCCCGCCCGAGTCAGCGGCAATCCGACGTTGGCGGTCGGTAGACTCGGGCGGGGCGCTTCCCCACTAGATGGCTATTAGGCCGCCATGAGCTGGACGTCGAGGACGACCTCGCTGGGGTCGGAGACGCCGGTAAGCGCCGCGACCGAGATGTGGTTGTTGCTGTCGGCGATCTTCTTGTACTCCTTGACCGCCTGGTCGTGCCCGTCACCGTAGCCGAGCACAGCCACAGCGACGACCGCCTTGAACGAGGCGTCCTTGCCGACACCCTCCAGCCAGTGCTCGAACTGGTCCTGGTCGTTCAGCTGGCCGTCAGTCCAGATCACCATCTCGGCGGTAGTGTCGCCGTCCGGGAACTCCTTCACGAACGCCTTCACCGCCGCGCGGATCGCCGGCATGATGAAGGTACGCCCGCCCCAGGGCGCGTTCCCCAGCTTCTCCTGGACGTTGGCCTCAGACAGGTCGCCGAGGTCACGCGGGTCGTCGAACTCCTCTTCCTCCTCGTCCCACCCCTCGAACCTGTCCGGCTCGTTGAAGCCGTAGCTACGCACGCCGCCCTTATCGGTGCCGACCTCGGACGCCGCCATGGAGTCGTCCTTGCCCAGCTTGCCGGCCGCGAGCGGGACGGCGATCATGAGCAGTTCCTTCTTGGTCATCGGCGAGTCCGGCCCCGCCTGGCCCTGCGGCCCCTCGAAGAAGTTGGAGCCTGACAGGTCGATCAGGAAGATCGGCTCCTTCTTTCCACTGACGAGTGGCTTCTCGTCCAGGATCTGCTCGCGGGGCGTCCGTCCCGGCAGACCGGTGATCGGGGTCTCGACGATCTCGATCTGCTTGGACATGGGTAGTTCTTCCATTTCAGGTGCCTCCTGATTTAATGGGGTTTCTTCTGGTGATCTTGAATGGAGTCCTGCCCGGAGTAGAGGAGCCTGCACATCCCTCTGCTTTCGGCGCCCTTTTCTCTCCAGTTTGGTCTGGCCCCGGGCAGGACGATCAGGGGTTACGGGTTGACCTGGTGCGGACGGCTAAAGTAGATCTCCGCGTACAGGATGTTGTGGCGGAGGAAGGAGACGCCCGGCCCATTGTACTGGCTATTCCCCGCGCCCTGGCTGTTACTCTTGCCCTGTCCCATCGCTGTGTTCTCCTAGAAACTGCCGGTTGTGATGGACATGACGCTGCTCAGCTTGAGCAGCTCGAGAAGGTTCACGAAGGTGGTAAAGACCATGAGGAACATGATCACCACCAGAACCCACTTGATAAAGCGGATCTCTTTCCAGATGTTGTTAGTATTCCTGGCAGTAGCAATACTTGCAATGAAAGGCTCGGGCGGCTCAGCGGGCTCGGGCGGGGTCGGGCTGAGAGGCATCTGTACAACACGGCTAGGGATCTCGTGGCGCGGACCGCGCGGAACGCGCCCGTACGGGTAGGTGTCGGCGGCCGGCCAGCCCTGGCCGGGGTCACGCTCGTCGCGGTAGCGCGGGACGGACCCGTCAAACGGGCGGCCCATCGGGTAGGTGTCGCGGTGGTGGTCGTCGCTCGTCAAGGCGCGGTAGTCTCCTGGCATCCTCATCGGGTCTCCTCTGGCTTCGGACTTCTGTCATCTGATATGGGGAGGCCCTGCCGGGGCCAAACCGTGCATGTCCACCGGTGCACGGCCGGGCGCAGGCCCCGACAGGGCGACTTGCGGGACTAGCTAGCGAGCGGGAGCCCGCCCTCAACGGCGAAGTTGTCGCTCGCCCAGGAGGTCGGGGCCAGGTCGATCTGCTCGCCGGCCGTCACCGCCGTGTAGGTGTAAACCGGGTAGCCCGTGAATGCGGTGGACGTCGAGATCGGCGCGCCACCCGTCGCGGAGGCACCCCGGAACTCGTGCCCGCCGCGCACGTTCGCGGAGACGTCCACATGCGCCAGGCGGCCCAGCTCGTTCGGGACGCCAGTCCTGCTCGTGTTGGCGAGCGGAATCTGCGACGGCGTTACACTGAGCGCCACAGACGGCTGGTTCCCGTTCACAATCCCAGACTGCACCTCGTCCATCAGCTGCGGACCCTCGCCGAAGTTCAGGAACGCCCGGTGCCAGTTGCCGTAGTGGGCGATGCGGGCGCTGGCAGTCAGGCCGCTCACCGGACCGAAGGAGAAGGTGTGGCTCAGCACGAGGTCGACATCAACGCTCTCCGTGATCGGCTGGTCAGCCAGCAGGATCTGCGGGCGGGAGTTCACCAGTCCGACCCAGCCGAACGAGGTCTGGGTGTCGCCGTTCGCAGCGCTCAGCAGGCCCTCGTCGGCCACCACGTCCATAAGCCCGTGGCCAACATTCACCAGCCCGACCTCGGCGAAGACGCCGGTGTTGGAGTTGCCGATTCCGATCCCCTCGGCCGCGTTGATCTTCGAGGAGCCGTCCCACGGCGTCAGGTTCGACAGGGTCGGCTGCCCGTCGGAGCCCAGCGTGGCGCTCAGGTGGGTCGGGAACACGGTCGCATCGTTCGCCGTCGCGTACCACCCGGCAATCGTCTGGCCGGTATTCGACGACAGGCCGGTCACATGACCGCCAACACTGGCATGTGCTGCATAGCCAGTCCCCAGACCCATCACCGTCAGAGCGGTGACCGCGAGGGCAGCGACGATAAGCCGCGCCCTGGTCCTTGCACTTCGCATTACTGCCTCCTGTTGGAGTAGCGGCTGGAATTTCCATCCGCCGGGAGTAGCCTACCCTACGAACGCGGGGGCGCGTAGGGTTTCTAGAAAGATTTTTCGCTGCTTATCTCCGCCGGATCCGGCGATTCACCCGCAGGCAGATCACCGTGCCCCCGACGGAGACGCAGCATCCGATAAACGATACTCCTGCTATGATCCAGAGGAGCATTACGGCTCCGCCTGGCCACGCATGCCAATCGGGATCAGGGCAGTGAGCACGATCTCGACAACGATGGCTGCGGCATGGCTCGCCGGCCATAGGAGAGCGGCAATTCCCATCGGGATGGCGTAGCTCAGGAACCATCTCATGACAGCGGACCCCTCGGCGTCCGGGGCGGCACGTCCAGCATAAAGTGGATCACCCCGCCAATTCCGAACGGGATAAGGCCGCACGTAAGAAGGGTCCAGTACAGAACCGAACTGTTCAGATCGCGCGGGTGCGGGTCGGTTATGGCGATCATGAGCGCCGTCGCGAGTAGCGCAAGGCCCCACCAGTAGAGGACTGCCCCTGTTCGGGCGATGATGGGTTTCATTACAGGCCCACAGACTTCGCACCGTAGGCGGCCTGGGATGGCGTAAACTTGTCGAACTCGAGCTGGTCTACCATGCTCCCGTACGAGAAGCCGGTCCCGAGGCTCATGTACGACTTCGCCTTCAGGGCGGCCTGGGTATTCCAGTCAGCGCCCACGTGATCCGCCGCATAGGCCGAGTCGGAGGACGAGAACTTGTCGAACTCGAGCTGGTCAATCAGACCCAGACGACTGAACCCCGCGCCCAGCGACAGGTAGTTCTGCGCCTGAGAGACGGCCTGGCCCTCGGAGACGGTCTGCGCTGCCGTGTCCTGTGATGGCGTCGTCACAGCGGCCACGGGAACCACCGGCGCGGACTTCGCCACGGCTGCTGCCGCCCTGGACTTCGTTACCGTGACCGTCACGGTCGGCCCCGGAACCTGGATCGTAGCCACGGCTGTCGGGGTCGCCGTCACCGTGACCGATGCTGCAGGAACGGCGGCGGTACTCGAAGGGCTACTGCCCCCGCTCCCAAGAATGGCCGCGATCGTAGCGAGCGCTGCCGCGCCCACCGTGATCGACGCGGCGACGCGAAAACTCTTTCTAATCATGACTCCAGATCCTTTCGATTGAGATTGTCATCATCCCAGTCGCTGTGCTCGCTGTCCTGGTCCTCGCGCTCCTCTTCGCCGATCCGCGGAGCTCCGACGACCGACTGGAACGGGAAGGCAGGGATGGACGCGCCGGGGTTAAAGGCAGCCGAGCCCGGCGCACCCTTCCATTCGCCCTCGGCCGGGTCGGGCGGACCCCAGGACTCGGGGATGATCGAGCCGCCGAACTGGAAGCCGGGCCAGTTCGCGGGCTTCTTGCCGATAGTCGGGAAGTAACCCTCGCCCGGCTGCCGAACCGGAAAGCCGGAAATACCGAACTCGAGCTCGCCGCCATCGTTCCGGTGGATGTCGGTGGCGATGGTCGGGCTATGATCGCCCGGAGGCTTGAGCAGGGGGTGGACGGTGCCGTCCGGATCCATGTACTCGACCTTCTGGATCTCGTGGCCGGTGTTCCGCAGCATGTCGAGGATCTTCTCGATGCCGCCGATGCCGCTCGGAAGCGAGATGGCATGGAATCCTGCGCCGCGCATGCGGTCGGTCAGTTCCTGGCGCTGCTCGAAGATCTGGAAGTGCTGCGGACTACCGATTGAGCCCAGGTGCCTCGCTAGCCTCGCACCGTCTTCGTACACTTCCATACTCACGGTAATCGACATGTGCACCGGGCTGTCACCGGAGCCAGGGATGGCCATCACGAGCACGACGGAATCGTCCCCGAGGGCAGCCGTGCTCACGGGCGGCAGCGGGTGGGACTCCATGTGCGGCGCGGTGGACCGGATCACCATCTCTGGGTCCGTTCCCTCCGCGAACGGAAAAGCGAACTCGCCACAGGTGCATGTCGCTACCATGCCCTGGACCTCGCTCCCGTACACGGGCTGGCCCTCGACATTAAGGACGTGGTTAATGCCGATCCGGATGGTGTGGTCCCAGGGCTTCCGGTTCTCTTTCTTCGGCTGGTCTGCCATTGCTACTCCTTCGGTTCGCCCATGTGAGGGTTAGCGAACAGGTGGTCGATGTTCTCCCGGACGATCTCTCGCCCGGCCTCGGTCGTGAGGCGGAGCTCGGCGGCCAGCTCCTCCGGGGACATGTAGTGCGGCTCGGACCGGTCGA